CTCCGTCCGTTGTGCGGAAACGCCGATGTGCGTCTTGTCTGTTTCGTAATCGCGCCACGTGAACATGATCGGCTCGAGCCGGTCAAATAATTCGTCATATCGGCTGTCCCATTCGCGGACATCTTTTTTTCGCTCATCGGAAGACTGGACAACGCCTCCCGATACGAAAGCCTGCCCCTCGACCTCTAATTTGACGCTCGAATATGTGCCGCGATTAATTGCCGCACCAAGTCGCCCAATCACGAGATAGCGCTGTATGGATATGTCTCCCACCTCGTCATTGCTCCCGCTATAGCAGGAATTATTGACGAGCATGGCAAGATAAGGGTTGCTATAATACCCGCATGAGATGCCGAACCCGCCCTCTCGGCCCATGATCAGAGGAACGCGCCAGCCATTAACCTGCTGAATGTCGCCGAATGTGCCTAGTGTGACTTCGTTTGAATCGTTTGGTTGCGCCTTTCCTATGACTTCAAAGGGCCAAGTATTATGCAGCGCCGCGCCGTGCAGAAAAGAGACCCTTTGCCGCATCGTGATAGGAGACACAGCATAAGACGTATCGGACATCATGCTTTCGTTCCAGATCCGAATCGCGGGAGTCACACTCGTGGCGCCGTCTTCTTTAAAGCCGATTGTTAAAAACGCCTCTTGTGTAAATATCGACCCGCCGTAATTTGTCTCGCCGCCTAAATTCACATATGTAGGCCATATGCTGTAGCTGTCTACGTCCCGCGCCTTTATCTTTCCACTGATTGTGCCATTTGAAATAAACGTTTGCGTTAACGTACCTTCCGGCGAACCGGTATTCAAAAACTTACCTGTGTCCAGATTCCAGTATGACTCGCTACTTTCCGCCGTGATCTGTCCTGCCCTGATGCGGTTGGCGCTCATATATCCCGTCAGGATCCGCGAGGCGTTGATCATGCCGTTTGCCAGAAGGGCGAGATCGTCATAGTTACCGTTATAGCCATTTGAAGAATGCCCGAGCCCGGCAAGGTTCCACCGCCAAACGTTCCGCGCCGTCTGAATGTCGTCCGTATCCATGATCAGCAGTTCGCGCGGCTTTCCGCCCTCAATCATGAGCACGACATTACCGCCCTGATTGCCAGTGATGGCGGATGCCACATTGCTCACCGCATTGCTGAGCTCTGTCTGTGTGACCGGATCAATCTCCTCATGCACGATGTCGGAGATCAACGTCGTGAAAGATGAGCGCGGGTCGCCGAGCTCCATCTGAGTATATTTCTCGCTCAGTACGTCATAGGTGACGCTCACGACCTTCTTCTGCGTGTCGACGCCCAGCTCCGGAAAGATCACCGTCACGGTATCGCACAGACCGACTTCCTCAAGCGGCGCGATGTCTTTGTAGTCATCCGTCTGCCAAAGCTGAACGAAGTCAATATCAATCGTGCGGTTCATCACCCACGCGCCCGATTTACTGAATTTAGAAATGGCGTATTCGCGCAGCTGTGCCGGCGTCGGCTTGAACTGGAAGTCACTGGAAAGATCTTCCATGCGGACGGCGAGCGGGACGTATCCGAACTCAAACACATTTCCGTTCTCGTCCGTGATGTCTACGCCGTTTTCATCCGTCCATGTATCGACGAAGCTATACAGCCCGGGCACCGAAATGAACCATTCCGGAAGCGTGACAAGCTCCCCGCTTTCGGATGATGCCCAATACGGAATGATCGCGTTGTAAACTTCGCCGTAATCCTGCTCGTCTGTGATGTCCAACAGATTCTTTCCGTATCGAATCTGTACGCCTCGATCCTCGCCACGATGGAGCCAGAGCTTAACGTCGAATTTATTAAATTCATACTCCCCAGTGCCGAAGACATCCAGCACGGAACCTTCCGAGCCTCCGAGCATATCTTTGATACTTTTGGGATTCGCGAGGTTGTATCCGCCCTCTGTCGTCTTGTCCGTCCAGAAAGTAAAAGGACAGTACGACAGGGACGACTCCCGGATCCGTGCCATCGTGGCCTCGATCCCGTTCGCGCTGAAGGGCTTTAATATGTAATTGCTTAACCTATAGGAAATGTGCGAAGCGTAAAAGGTCACAAGGCCGTCGATTGGAGCGCTCCTGGCGTAGATGTCGAAGGGCTCAACATCGCCAGTGTTGTCGTGCGTCGCCGTTACGATCAGCCCCTCTTTGATCTGGTCATAACCGCGCCCAGTGATCGGGTAGACGAATTCGAGCTCATATACACCATTGCGCTCTTCCGTCACTTCACAAGATACGCAGTCAACAAGACGGCAAATGCCGTTGTCAGCAAATGCCGTCTCGCTCTGTTTGTATAAGATAGGGATCATACCTGCCACCACCTCGGGATGATTAAAACCTGACTGGGGCCGTCAATAATAATGTCACTTCTGCCGGCGGGAATCGTCGGGAAGTTGTTTCCGCTTAAGGTAATCGTGTTGTTGCGGTTCTCGGAGCCGTAATACGCGTCCATAGCCTCGCAATCGATCACCGTGTACGCGTCTTCGGAGCCGGTCGTGATCGTAACACCGCCGACCGTGACGGAGCCGGTTCCGTAGATCGTAATCAGCGGCTGAGACGGGAACTCCGTCGGGTTCTCGATATATCCAGTGTTGGTATACTCGTGCGAGATCGTACCGCTCAAAAGATAGCGCTGAGGCTTGCAAATGAATGTGAGATCAAAATTCCCCGCATCGAGTACCGCCGTCGGCTCGACTTCCAGCGGGCCCGCAAAGTAGCCCATGCGGAATTCCTCCGGATAATACGTATCTCTGATCTGCCTGTATCCCGTGCGGGAAAGAAGCAGGCCCTTGACGCGGGTGATCGCCTCCCGGAAGTTAGCGTACACAAAAGCGGGATAGGTCAGCTCGATATTATCCAGCCGCACGTCCCGTCCGATCAGCACACCGTCCCGCCCCGGGATATCGATTGTCTCGTATGTGCGCTCAGGGGACGAGAATACGCCCGTCCCGCTGATATATACGCCATAGTCGCTGAGATCCTGCCCGTCGAAAGTTATATAGTTCCTCATGCCCATGCCCTCGCCTGCTGATTCTGTAGCCGCACGAACTCGTTTTTGACATCGCGTGCCAGTTCCTTAGTGTTCATCCCCTCGCGGGCGTACACGTTAATGGTTACGCCGTTCCCGCCTGCCGCCTGCGCGATGTCACGCATGAGCTGATCACGACCATAGACGATCTCTCCGGAGCCGCTGCCGTCACCAAAGCCACGGTTCCCCATGATGGTCGGACGAGTGAAAAGATACGGGTTGTCATAAGCCTTTTTGAACCACGTCACCCAGCGCAGGGAAAATCTCGGCACCTGCGGCGGATTGAGAGAAAACCTGCCGTCGACCTCCAGCTTCGGGAGCTTGACGCTCGGGAACTTCAGCGTTGTGTTGAAAAAGCTCTTAATCTTAGAGATCGCAGAGCTCGCCGCGTTGACCAGATGCCCGAACGGGTCATTTACCTTGATCTTGGAAAAAGCGTCCTGAATGCTCCGCTTTAAGGTCGAAAATTTCGTCTTAACATTGGTCTTGATCGTCTCAGCCGCAGATATGACGGTAGATTTAATGTTCGACCATGAGCCTTTAACCGTATCTTTGATTCTGTCGAATTTGTTCGCCACGGTCGACTTAATCTTATCCGCTGCTCCCGATATGGTCGTCTTCATGTCCGACCATGTTCTCTTGGCTGTCGACTTGGCGTTATTCCATGCGCTGGACATCGCGGAATTGACCGACTTCATTTTGCTGTCAACCGTGCTCTTGACCTGCGAAGCGCCAGTTGAGACAGCTGTTTTAATCGTGCCCCACGCAGCGGACGTGTTAGTCTTGGTCTTATTCCATGCGGCCTGTACAGCTTTGGCTGTGGCATTCGCCTTCTTCTGAGCGTCGTTTTTAAGATTGGTCGCTGTCTTGGATACCGTCGATTTGATGCCCACCCAGATCGTCTTGGTGTTGTTTTTAAGCGCCGTCCATGCCTTTTTGATGGCGTTTCCGACCAGCTTAGCCTGACTCGTCAGCACTTTGGTCGTCGTCAGGAAGGAATTTTTGATCCCTCCGAAGATCGAGCCAAAGATCTCTTTGACGCCCTTCCATGCCTGTTCCCAGTTGCCTGTAAAGATGCCGATAAAAACATCCAGAATGCCGGTGATGACACCGAAAACCGTCTCCAAAATATTTGCGACGCTTTCAAAAGCGCCCTCAAAAACCGGCGCTAAGAATTTGCAGAACGCATCCCAGACCTTTTTGATCGTCTCTGTGATCTTTTCGAAGTCGATTCCGAGCGCGTCGAGCCGCTCTTTAATGCCCTTGACGAATTCCGAGACCGCCTTTTTGATCCGTTCCCAGATCGCAGTGATCTTTTTCCGGAAGTCCTCGTTGTTTCTCCAAAGATGGACGAATGCCGCCACGAGCAAGCCGACGACAGCGATCACGGCGAGCACCGGCGCGGATATGCCTCCGATCGCCGCGCCAACCTTCGACAGCAGGGCGGGCGCACCCTTGATGATCGGTCCGATCTTACTGAGTGCGGGCCCGATCTTGCCGACCACCATCACGATCTTACCGACCGACGATATGACCGTACCGATGACCACAAGCAGCGGCCCAATCGCCGCCACGATCATGGCGATCTTTACGATCTGTTCCTTTTGCTTCGGAGAGAGCTTATTAAATTTATCGACAAGTCCCTGTATATACCCGGTTAATTTCTTAACCATCGGCGTGATGACGTCTCCAATCGAGATCGCGGCCTCTTCTAACTGGGATTTTAAGATGGTAAGCTGACCGGAGAGATTGTCCTGCATCTTGTCGGCCATACCTTTAGCCGCGCCGCCTGACTTATCGATTGCCGTTGTCAGCTTGTCATAGTCCTTTTCGGAGGCGTTGACGATCGCCAACAGACCGGACATACCCGTCCGCCCTGCGAGCATCGCCGCTGTTCTGGCCTTCTCTGCACCCTCTGCGCCGTATGCCTGCTTTGTCAGTTCTTCCAAAGCCTTGTCATACTGCTTTTGAGTGATCTCGCCGTCTTCGAGCTGTTTGTCGAGAGTCGACATCTGAGTATTAAACTCATCGACCGGCATATTGATATGCCCGAAGCCCTTCCGCAGATCGTCCATGATCTCACGAAGAGACTTCATCGAGCCGTCGTCATTCTGAAGCGAGATCCCGAGCCGTTCCATAGCCGCGGAGCTGTCCTTCGTGGGTTTCGCCATGTTGACCATCAAAGCACGAAGAGCCGTGCCGCCCTGCGACGCCTTAATGCCGGCGTTAGCCATCAGGCCGAGAGCTGTCGCCGTGTCCTCGACGGAATAGCCGAGCGATCCCGCAACCGGCGCCGCATACTTGAAAGACTCTCCGAGCATGGACACGTTCGTGTTGGCGTTGGTAGAAGCCGCCGCGAGCACATCCGCAAACCGCCCAGAGTCCTTCGCAGACATTCCAAAGGCGGTCAGGCCGTCCGTCACGATATCCGACGTTGTGCCAAGATCCTCTCCGGACGCCGCCGCGAGATTCATGATCCCCTCGAGGCCGTCGAGCATATCCGAAGTCTTCCAGCCTGCCATAGCCATGTATTCCATAGCTTCGCCCGACTCGGTTGCAGAGAACTTTGTCGCCGCGCCCATATCCCTGGCTTTCTGCCGCG